TGGCTCAAGACGGCCAGCCTGCCCAAGGATCGCTACCTCAAGAGCGATTTGATTGGGCCTATGATGAAGCCGGACAGCAAGGGTACGATCTTCTTGGAAAGCAAGAAGGACATGAAAGCGCGGGGGCTGGCGTCGCCTGATGCGGCGGATGCAATTGCTGTGACGTTCGCGTTCCCTGTGGCGCATCGAGAGTACGTTGACCGTGGGCCAAGAAGGGGGTATTCTGCGGGCGGAATTACAACCTCATGGATGGGATCGTAACCATGGCTAATTCGCAGTCTATTGGAATCGCCTACCTCGATCAGGACATTATCGGGGCGCAGTACATCTTCTCCAACGAGCAGATTGGTTATGGGACGGCGGCGCAGGGTACGGTTACGCAGCTTACCGACAAGGGTACGGGCGTTACGCTCAACAAGTCGGCGGGTCAGATTACCATGAACAACGCGGCGTTGGCTGGCAATACCGCCATTACGTTTACGTTGACCAACAACCTGATCAGCGCCCGTGATGTGGTAATCATGAATGTATCGGGCGGCGCTACGGCAGGCGCGTACACATCCTATATCGCTAGCATCGGCACCGGGTCTGCGGTGATGACGCTGCGTAACCTGACCAGCGGCTCGCTATCAGAAGCCGTCGTCATCAACTACGCCATCATTCACGGACAGTAACATGCCCCTTAAAAAATCCCCCACGCCCAAGGCGTTCAAGACTAACGTGGCGACTGAAATAAAGGCTGGCAAACCGCCTAAGCAGGCGGTTGCTATTGCCTACTCTGTCAAGCGAGCAGCAGCAAAGCCATCAAAGGGCAAGTGACATGGCTAAGTCCGTTTCTCTATCGGTTGGACGCGGCGAAAAATTGCCTGTCAGCAAAGGTGCTGGCCTGACTGCTAAAGGGCGTGAAAAGTACAATAGAGAAACGGGCTCTCACTTAAAAGCGCCCGCTCCTAGCCCCAAGACTGACGCAGACAAGGGCCGCAAGGCTTCGTTTTGTGCTAGGATGGGCGCAGTAGCTGCAAATGCTAAAGATGGCGAACGCGCCAAAGCGGCGCTCAAACGATGGAAGTGCTGATATGGCTATGAAACCAGGGCTGTACGCTAACATCAACGCAAAGCGCGAGCGCATCAAAGAAGGCTCTGGCGAGAAGATGAAGAAGCCCGGTGCGCCGGGCGCTCCGACTGCCAAAGCTTTCAAAGAGTCAGCCAAAACTGCAAAGAAGAAATAGATGGATTACTCAGGGGTAGCTGCGGCAGGCCGTGTGTCTAGCGGGGGCGGGTCTCGTAAAAAAGACCCCGCTACTGTTATGGACACCATGCGTAGCCGTCTAACAATGGCTATTGCTGCGTATTCTGAAAGCCGCGAAGATGAGTTGGACGATCTGCGGTTCTTTGCCGGGTCGCCTGACAATCAGTGGCAGTGGCCTGCGGACGTGTTGGCTACCCGTGGTTCGGTGCAAGGACAAACAATTAACGCCCGGCCTTGCTTGACCATTAACAAGTTGCCGCAGCACGTCAGACAGGTAACGAATGATCAGAGACAGAATCGGCCAAGTGGTAAAGTCATTCCTGTTGATGACAAGGCAGATGTGGAAGTCGCTGAGATCTATGATGGTCTGGTTCGCCATATTGAGTATATGTCGGATGCAGATGTGGCTTACGATACTGCTTGCGAAAATCAGGTAACGTATGGTGAGGGGTATATCCGACTGCTCACGGAATATTGCAGCGATGACACATTTGATCAAGACATCCGCATCGGGCGCATTCGCAACTCTTTTAGTGTCTATATGGACCCCACCATTCAAGACCCATGTGGATCTGACGCCAAATGGTGCTTTATCACCGAAGATCTTACAAAATCTGAATACGCGCGGCTCTTTCCAGACGCCATGCCCATTTCGTCAATTCAACAACAAGGAATTGGCGATGAAAATTTGTCCAACTGGCTGAATGAAGATGTGGTCCGCATCGCAGAGTATTTTTACATTGAATATGAGCCCGCCAAGCTCAATTTGTACCCCGACAACCGCACCGCGTTTGAAGGAAGCCGCGAGGATGCCATGTTTAAGGCGTCTGGATTGACGCCTCTTAAGAGCCGCCAGGTAGACCGCAAGCGCGTCAAGTGGTGCAAGACCAACGGTTATGAGATGCTTGAGGAAAACGACTGGGCAGGCCAGTGGATTCCTGTCATCCGCGTTGTTGGCAACGAATTTGAAGTTGATGGACGGCTTTTCGTATCTGGATTGGTGCGAAACGCCAAAGACGCGCAACGGATGTACAATTATTGGGTATCTGCTGAGACCGAAATGTTGGCATTGGCCCCCAAAGCGCCGTTTATTGGCTACGGAGGTCAGTTTGAAGGCTATGAACAGCAGTGGAAGACCGCAAACGTTAACAATTGGCCTTATTTGGAGGTCAATCCTGACGTTACGGACGGTCAAGGGGCTGTGTTGCCGCTTCCGCAGCGGTCGCCCCCGCCTATGGCGCAAGTTGGGCTTATACAGGCCAAAGCAGGCGCGTCTGACGACATCAAATCAACCACGGGTCAGTACGACAGTAGCCTTGGCGCGACCAGCAACGAGCGGTCAGGCCGGGCTATTCTGGCTCGCGAAAAACAAGGCGATACAGGCACATATCACTACGTTGATAACCTTGCCCGCGCCATCCGCTACACGACCCGCCAGATTGTCGACATGATTCCCAAGATCTACGATACTCAGCGCATTGCCCGCATCATCGGTATGGACGGCGAGACGGGCATGGCAAAGATTGACCCGACACAGCAAGAGCCGGTCAAAAAAATTGTCAGCCCTGAAAACCCCAATATCGTAATTGAAAAGATCTACAATCCAGGCGTCGGCAAGTACGATGTGTGCGTTACGACCGGGCCTAGCTATATGACCAAGCGTCAGGAAGCTTTGGATTCGATGTCGCAACTTCTTCAGGGCAACCCCAACCTCTGGGCCGTTGCAGGCGATCTGTTTATCAAAAACATGGATTGGCCGGGCGCGCAGGAAATGTCCAAACGGTTTGCCAAAACTATTGACCCTAAACTTCTGGAAACGGACGACAAGTCCCCGGCGCTTCAGGCTGCTGAACAGCAGATGCAGGCAATGGGTCAGCAGATGGAAATGATGCACAAGATGCTTCAGAACGTCCATCAGTCCGTTGAAGTGCAAGATATGGAGCGCAAAGGGTTTGAGGCAACAATCAAGGCGTTTGACGCTGAGACCAAACGCATTTCGGCTGTACAAGCATCCATGTCACCGGAACAAATTCAAGACATCGTTATGGGTACAGTTCACGGCATGATTACCAGCGGCGATTTGGCAGGCGAAATTCCCGGCCAAGAATTGCCTGGTGAAAGTGCAGAACAAGGAATGCCGCAAGGTATGCCGCCCCAAGGAATGCCACCGCAGGGAATGCCGCAATGAAGAAAGCTTCTGATTTTGTAGGGTATCTGTTCCTTGCACGGGATGTAGCCCATTCTGTTCATCTGAATACCCGTAGTTTTGCCAAACATATGGCATTGCAAGGATTTTACGAGGGTATTGTTGAACTGGCGGACAAATTTGCTGAAGCTTATCAAGGCCGTAATGGTTTGATTGGCGGTATCAGCCTTCAGACCGCCAAAAAAACTACCAACGTCGTTGAATTTTTGGAAAACCAACTCGAAGAAATTGAAGGTTGCAGATACGATGTGGTGGATGTGAAAGACACCCCACTTCAAAACATCATCGACGAGATTGTAGGTTTGTATCTATCAACGCTCTACAAACTCAAATTTTTGGCGTGAGGTAAACTATGCCCACAGCATCATATGTCAAATACACCGCGGCTATTGAACCTCTTTTGGAGGGCATCAATGCTGGTACTGATGCGTGGAAGGTAGCTTTGGCGGCTACCGTCAATGCTGGGGATACCACGTTTACGGCTGGTACTACAGATTTGGCTACGGGCGGGGGGTATACGGCTGGCGGCAATGCTACTTCTACCACATCGGCAACCCAGACAAGCGGCACGTACAAGCTAGTTCTTGCAAGCCCATCTACTTGGACGGCTACGGGAGCTGGATTTACTTTTCGATACGCGATACTCTGGGACTCTACAACAAGCACTCCCGTAGCGTATTGGGATTATGGTTCAAGTCAGGCTGTAGCGGCTGGCGAGACAGTTACCGTCACTCTTGACGCTACAAATGGTGTGTTCCAAGCTACTTGATAGGATAGACCTATGGCCTTCATCACCGCAGACCGCGTCAAAGACACCTCGGCTACGGTCGGAACTGGCGCTATCATCGTGTCAGGATCAGCTCCTACGGGCTATAGGACTTTGTCTACCGTGTTGAGCAATGGAGACACGTTCTATTATTGCGTTCAAGGCCAGACATCACCGGAATGGGAAGTGGGGACCGGAACATACACCGGTACGAACACGTTTTCCCGCACTACGGTTATTGCATCATCCAATAGCAACACTTTGGTTCCATTTTCTGCGGGGCAAAAAAATGTGTTTTTGACGCTTGCTGCCGCTAAAACCATTCAGTCGGATACGAGCGGCGTTGTTACGCTGGACACTTTGCATCTTACCAATCCGCTTACGGTTCCCTATGGTGGTACGGGCGCGTCTACGCTTACAGGTTATGTAAAAGGTAACGGCACGGGGGCGTTTACCGCGTCTGCTACCATTCCTGGCACTGCCGTAACAGCCGCCGGGTCTAACACGCAGATTCAGTACAATAATGCTGGCGCGTTTGCCGGGTCCGCCAATTTTGTGTTTGATGGCACCAACGTGGGGATTGGGACGGCTTCGCCTAGCGCCGCCGCCAAACTGACGTTGGCTGGAACACCCACAAATTCTGCGCTTCTTGTCTACAATAATACCGCCGCCGCAAACACGGGCTTCTTCGGTTCTGTTGCCGCGATATTGGGGACAGGCACCAGCAATGATCTAGCTATCGGCGCTTTTGGTTCGTCGAATATGACGTTCTATACTAGCGCAAATGAACGTATGCGGATCGACGCCAATGGTAATCTTACCGTTACAAATGTTCCTGCTACTGTCGGCACCAACAACCGTAGCCTTGGTAATCGGTTTGCCGAACTGTTCAACGTTTTTGACTTCTTAACTGCGGCGCAAATCACTTCCATTCAAACTGGTGGTGGCGGCACTGATGCTACCCTACACGCAAACATCAACACCGCGTTGGCAACCGCGCGCGCAAATAACTCTTACGGAGTGTATTTTCCGCCAGGCATCTACAATTTAAGCGGACGGCTTTATTTTGGGGAAGCGGGTTCAATCAGCATGGTTGGTGCTGGTCCTAGACAAACTATTTTGAATTTTACCAACGCTACGGCTGGCGCAGCAGGCATTAATTTGGCGATGCAACAAGGACCTGTTTCGCCACCTTATTCTTACCTTGCAAATGTTAAAGGTTTTACAGTTAGAACCACGCTTAGTGTTTCGCCATATTTAAACGCAAACACCGCGTTGCAAATTACATTTCCAACGCAATCTACGGCTGTAACATCAAACATTACAATTGAAAACGTTGAAATTGATGGTGGAGCTACCGATGCGTGTTGCTGGACGGGCGGAATGTATTTTAATTATGGCTATCAAAGTAGCATTTTAAATTGCAATATCAGAGGAAGAAATGGCGATGTTCCGATAACTGGCGGAGTTATAAGTACCAACAATATGTTGAATGCCATTGAACTCAATGGAAGCGGCGGCGTTCAAGGATCAAATGAAACTACCGTCGAAGCTTGTTCAATCGTATATTGTCAAACAGCAGTTGCTATTGATTCGGATACAGAAGGAACTAAAGTTGACAATTCATCTTTTATTGCCGTTAATAAAGCTATAGTTTGGGTTGGCGGCGGCGCGCACCCCTCTATACGCGCAATTAATTCGCATTTTGCAACCTACCAAACTGGAATTGAACTTGGCGGCGTTTCGCAAATATCTGCGATTGGAAATCTTTTTTACAAAAGAGACGATAGCAATGCGAATTGGACTGGCGTTTATGTTGGAACAGTATCTGCCGTAGGGACATCGTTTAGCGTATTTTCAAACAATATTTTTAATGGACAGAATGGTGTCGCGCCTGGCGGCACTTCTAGTGCATTTGGGATCAGTGCCGTATCATCGTCAAACATTATATCTAATAACATAGCATTTTTGGTTACGCAATTTGCTGATTTGTCAAGTTCTGTTGTTCCAAACGTAAATTACTTTTTTAACAACGTACTTTACGCTGGGACACAATGGCTTGCCAATAAAGGAACCAGCGCGATTATGGTTGATAACCAACCATTAAATATGGGTTCAGATCCAGGGTACAATCTTTTAACCGCAAATAGCACAACTCCAACTGTTGGTTCAGCCAACGGAAACACTTTTTACACGCAAAATTCAACTGCTAAAACAATTACAGATTTTGTAGATAGTTATGTTGGGCAAACACTAAACATTATTGCTGCTGACTCTAACACAACGGTTAAACACAATGCTGGTATGATTTTAAAGGGCGGCGTAGATTTTGTCATGGCAATTGGAAATACGTTGACTCTTGTTCGTGCTACAGCATCTGTTTGGCGCGAACTTTCCAGAACGGCGTGATAGGGGAAAAACATGGCTTTCGTAACCGCTGACCGTGTTTTAGATAGCTCTACATCCATAGGTACGAGCGCTTTTGTAGTGTCTGGTACGCCTCCAGCGGGGTATCAAACATTTTCGTCTGTGCTGTCAATTGGAGACACCTGCTACTATTCAATCCAAGGGCAAACAACCAGTGAATGGGAAGTAGGGCTTGCTACCTATTTGGTTGCTAATACGCTTACCCGTACCACGGTTTATAGTTCATCTAATGCAGGATCTGCGGTCGTATTCTCCGCAGGCACCAAAAATGTGTTTCTTACGGCTGTAGCATCCAGATCACCTCAATTAAACGCATCGGGAAATGTTACCGCTCTTGGTACGCCTGTTTCAGCAACTTTAACCAACGCCACCGGGCTACCCGTATCAACGGGCGTGTCTGGCCTTGGCACCGGTGTTGCTACTGCACTTGGCGTTAACACGGGGTCTGCTGGGGCTTTCGTCATCAATGGCGGTGCTTTGGGTACGCCGTCAAGCGGAACACTCACCAATGCTACCGGACTGCCATTAACGACTGGCGTTACTGGAACTTTGCCCATCGCCAATGGCGGCACAAATCTTACGACGGTTGGCTCCGCAGGAAACGTACTTTTCACTACAGATGGATCTGTTTGGTCATCTACTGCAAAGATTGTGCGCGGCACCGCTGTAACTGCTAGTACAACTAGCGTTAGTTTCACAAGCATCCCATCTTGGGTGAAGCGCATAACAATAATGGTTCAGGGTGTTAGTTTTACATCAACAGGACAATTTATTTTTCAGCTTGGTACTGGCGGCGCAGCTACTACATCTGGGTATGCGTCAGTTTTGACAGTTATATCAGGGACGAACACAACCGCAGTAGGAACATCCACAGCCGGTTTCAATACTGGTGGCGGCGTTGCAACGTATGCCTTTAACGGGAATATGATGCTCACAAACATAACGGGAAATACATGGGTATGTTCCAGTTTGTTCTCTAACAGCACAACTACTGCGCAAACAAGTCAGACAGCCGGTTATGTGACGTTGGCCGGAGTTCTTGATTTTGTCCGAATGACTAGCACTGGTGGTACGGACACATTTGATGCTGGCACCATCAACATTCTCTACGAATAGGAGCCTCACATGGAGCGTATTGAAGTCAACGTCGAAACTGGTGAAGTAACGGTCATCCAGTACACGCCAGAGGAAGAGGCCGCCGCATTGGCTTATGCTGCATCTTTGCCCGCGCCTGTGGAACCGCCCAAACCAACGTTGGAAGAGCTTCAGGCGCAGCTTGCGGCTATCTCAACGCAAATGCAACTTTTAGCCCTTGAAAGATAAATTACATAAATGGCGTTTTCCATAACAGAATATGGCTTTGCGTCTTTACCTTTCGCAAGCTTTCCTATCGCTGGAACAGCCCCCGGCGTTGGCGCAGCATATTCTATTACCGCTCTTAACGGGTCGTATGCTTTAACGGGTCAATCCGCCAATATCTACCAAAACCGCAATTTGACTGGCGAGTATGGTTCGTATGCCTTGACAGGCCAATCTGCTACATTGTCCCGTGGGTTCTTGCTTTCCCCTCAAAACGGTCTATACTCGTTAACCGGACAGAGCATATCCATTTCGTATAGCCC